CTAAAGCGGCACGACGAACTCGGCGCGGCGCGGACGCTCCCCGCCACGCCCCGGCACCAGGACCACCACCACGCAGACGCGCTGCCCCCCGCGTACCGAGACGGACGCATTGGCAAGCTGGCCGCCATTTTCGGCAGCGATGCGCTGGCCCACTCCGAAGCAATTGCCGCCGCCTCCCTGCGCCACGCCGGGGGGCGGCGCGGGCGCGGCGCGCGGGGGCCGCTGCCGCTGGAACGGCCGCGCATCCATCGGCGCGGACATGCGCGGCCGCCCCTCGCCCTGAAAACGGCTCCCCCCAAAAGGCTGCGCTTGGGCGGCGGCGGTCAGCAAGACCAGACCGGCCGCCGCGATGCGCAGCATTTTGGAGAAGCGTAAGGGTTTCATTGCGCCATCACTAAGCCTTGAGGGCTGAACGCCGAATGAACATCCATGGAGCGTCCCGCCAGAGGGATTCCAAAGCAGGCCTTAGCGCAATCTGGAGGTCGCGAACAGACGGCCGGCCACAGCGACGATGCCGGCCACTGCCGTCACACCTTGCAGGATGAGGTCTGCCACCGACTGCTGCTCGAGCGGGTCGATCGGCATGCCGGCCACACCGGCGAGCCCGCCGACCGCCGCCACAAGCGATGCCCAGATCGTGCGCGAGAGATACCAGGGTTTGGTCGATTCCATCGTCAGTTCCTTTCCATCATGTCAGATCTATCCTCATTTGCCGCGGAATCCCGGCGCCGACCGAAGCACTGAACTGGCTCAGGCGCAGGTCGAAGACGGGCGCGCCGATGCCGAAATCCGCGATCATCTCGGCGTGCCCATAAGTCCAGGCCGGACTTATTGCCGAGGCGGAGCGGCGGACCACCCCGTCCATGTCGAGTATTTCGATCCGATAGCGCTCATAGGCTTCGCCTAGGGGCACATCTTCGGACAACCAGTTGTCGGCATCGATGCGCGAACGCCTGACCCAGCTCAGATACACGTCCCCCGACGGCAATCGAGCAGCGCGCAGATGGACCGGGGAGAGCGGCAGCTGCGCCCGAACGCCGCCGGTCACGCTTTGCTGGGCATAGTAGGTTGATGAAAAATCGTAGCCGACTGGTCCGAAGCGCCAGTTCAACGACAAACCCACTTCGCCTGCCCGCAACCCGGCCGGAAAGAGTGCCTCGTTGAGCAGCACGAAAGGCGCAGCCTGCGGCAGGCCGCTGCGCATTGCGTCGTCAGTGCCGAGTTGGCCCCGCAGCACATTCGCAAGGCTCCAGACCGATGGCGCGGTCTCCGTGGCCTGCTCGAACTGGACGATTTCCCACGCGCCGCTCGTCGAGCGAATGGCGGCCGTGTTCGCACCATTCAGGAGTTGCGCCCGCGTCACGCTGGCCAGCGCCCCTTCAAGCAGGCTGACCGTGATCACCGTGCCACGGTCCACCCGCCCCTCCATCCCGCCAGCACCGACCGCAGCCGTCAAAAGCCCGATCGTCGCAGGCGCGGTGATGGAGGCGCGCCGTTCGAATCCTTCGCTCTCGGGCGAGGCGAAGGCAAGCTGTGAGCGCCATGGCCTGGCCCTTAGCGCAACCCGAAGCTGTCCTTCCACAGTAGCCGCATCGGGGGTGAGCGGCAGGTCGACAAGCAAGACATAGGGCGGTCCACCGGGAACGGCCGGTGGCGTTGGCGGAACCATCGGATGAGCGGCCGCGGCAGAGGCTGCGCTCGAGGCCAGTCGGCGCGCGCTGATGCGCTGCGATATGCCCGTTTCGACCTCCGTCACGACATAGGCCTGGTCACCCAGAACCGGAAACGAAACCGTTTCCCCGGCCGCAATCATCGAGGACCGTATGCTCACCGTCACCTGTTCGCGCGAGGCCCACTGGCGTTGCAGCCAGCGCTGCACCAGGGCGTCGGCGATGCCGGGATCGATCACCCCCGTTACCGAGATCGACGCCTCGCCGCCCACCGTCGTATCGCCCAGGCTTGCATGCGAGGTGGCCGTCTGGTGGTCGCGGAAGATGTCGCGATAGCTCAACGTGGCGGATATCGGCAGGTCATGGCTTGCGGTGCGGCCGCGCTCGATCACATCACCGCCATCCGGCACCACAAAATCCTCGATAGCTGCGTCTTGCGCGGCCTGTGCGCCCTCCACCCCGAAGCGCAGCGCGGCGCCTTCTTCCACGCAGCCAAGGCCGAACAGGTCCGTGAATGGCTCCAGCGTCGCGCGCACCGTGGCGGGCGACGACACCAGATAGCCCGAAATCGCGCCCTCGACCCTTTCGACATTGGCCTGTTGCAGCCCGTGGTCGCCCAGCACCCCGTTTATCAGGTCGCCGATGGTCACGCCGCAAAGCCGTCCGTTCAGCCAATGGCCGAGATACCAGTTGCCGCCATCGGCCCACACATCGGAATATTGCGGAAAGGCCGGATAGGGCCGCGCGTCGAACGCCCACAGATAGATGTCGGAGGTATCGACCATGCGCCCGCCATAGACGGCCGACACCGGATTGGCCGCCAGACTGAAATCGGGCGCGCCTTCGGCCCAACGGTCGTAATGGGCTTTGAGGAAATTATGTTGCGCGAGGTCGTCGCGGCCGCCGCTCGAGAAGTAAGGTGCAAAATTCTCGCTCGACTTGGGATCGGGAAAGACGTTGGGCTGGTTCGGTCCCTTGTCGGTCGCCGAGCAGCCGAGTTCGCTGAACCAGATCGGCTTCGACTGCGGCACCCAGCCGGTCGGCGAGCCCGTCTCGACGCCGCCGATGCGGTCGACATGCTGGTTCGACCACCACGAGACTATGTCCTTGTAGCGGAAGACCCATGGCTTGCCGTAGGCTCCGTCGGTGATCGGCGTTCTAATGCGCGCCGTCCTGTCTGATGCGCTCGCATAAAACCACTCGAACCCCTCTCCCGCCGCGATCTGGGAGCGCAGCCCGGCAAGGTCGTTCGGCGTGGCAAATCCGTCCGGATTGACGCCGCGACCGTCGCCGTCGCGCCAGTCCGACAGCGGCGTGTAATTGTCGATCGCCACGGCATCGATGGCCGTGTGGGACCACAGCGGATCGAGATGGTAGAAGACGTCGCCGCTCCCATCGGCCGGCTGATGGCCGAAATATTCCGTCCAGTCCGCGCCATAGGACAGCTTTACCGACGGCCCGACGATGGAGCGCACCGCCCCCGCAAGGTTGCAAAGCTGCTCGACAAAGGGAAAGGCATTGTCGCCATCTCGCAGCCAGCTCATGCCGCGCATCTCCGACCCGATCAGAAATGCGTCGACGCCACCTGCGGCAGCCGCCAGATGCGCATAGTGCAATATCAGCCGGCGAAAGCCCCAATCGTCCGAAGCGCCCGAAAACGCGATCGTGTCGCCCGAAGGCGCAAAGTCGGTGACGATCGCGCCCTTGCAGAAGGCGTTGGCCTGAAGGCGCGCCACCGACGTCTTGTCGACGCTGCCCGGCTGCCCTGGCGCGGGCATGCAGGTCACCCGGCCCCGCCACGGATATGGCGCCTGCGGACCATTGCCATAGGGGTCCGTCAGCGTGTTGCCGACCGGGACATCCATCATGATGAAGGGATAAAGCGCCACCTTCAGCCCCCGCCCCCTGATCTCCGCGATCGCATCCATCACGGAGCGGTCGGAGGGCGTTCCGCCATAGGCGGCCGAGCCGTCATGGTAGGAAACGAGATGCGCGTTTTCCCGCGTCACGCCCGATACCTGCCAGGGCTGTGACAGGCCGGGGTCGTCCCGCGTGGTCACCCCTGGCAGGATGTCGCAATGGCCGCAGCGCAAATCGGTGCCGAACCATGTCACGACCAGCGCAACAGTCGTCAGGTTCGGGCAAAGCGCCTGCAACTCGTCCAGCGAAGCGACGAAGTCCGTCGGCGCCTGGAGATTGTGGCGGTTGACCGTGATGGTCTCGCCTTCGCTCTCCTCATAAGTCACCGGCGTCGGCGAATAGCCATACTCGGTCGCGCCGGGGATCATCGCAACGGCGCGAATCCTGCCGTTGAGAGTCGAGACAGGCCGCATCACCTCGAACTGAAACTGCGGCAGGCGATTGCCATAGTCGCCGAGCGGCAGCCGCTCGAACACGACATAGGCCACGCCCCTGTAACCGGGCGAATTGTCCGCCCCCTGCCGCTCCCAGATCAGCGGGTCCTGCAACTGGTCCTCGCCGCCAGAATAGACGCGGAACTCGATCGCATCCTGATCGATCTCGCGCCCGTCCGCCCATATGCGCCGTATGCCCGAGATCGGTCCCTCGCACAGCGCGAAGGCGGCGTTGGCGTAATAGCTGTATTCGGTCGTCGTCGAACCGCCCTTGGCCCCGTCGCGCGTTGTGGTGGCGTCTTCCTCGAAGCGCGTCGTCCAGATCAGCGTTCCGGTGGTCCGCATCGTGCCATAGATGCGCGGCAGCGGTGTGCCTTCCTCCGCCTCGAACAGGCTCTGTTCGGTAAGCCTGGAGCCCTCGCGATGCGAGGAGCCACCGAGCAGCGCGCTGTCGATTGCATAGCCCGCCATCGCGCCGGCGGCCGAGCCGATGGCCGCGCCGACAGGCCCGAGCATGCCGCCGAGCAAGCCGCCCGCAGCCTGAAGAACGATCGTCGCCATGAAATCCCTATTGCTTGTCGCTTGCCGGAAAGGAGAAGCAGCCGGCAATCCGCTTGCGCCAGCCGGTTACCAGCGGAGATCTGGTGACCGCATGGCGCTGATAGGCATGGATGATCCAGCCCGGTTCCGACATGATCGCCAGATGCTTGGCCGGAAGATGCGGCCGCCAGCGGAAGACAAAAACGTCCCCCGGCTGCGCGTCGCACGCATCGCGCTCCACCATATGGCGGCGCGCGGCCTCGATCAGCCGGTCGCTCCCCGCAGCCTCGGCCCAGTCCGGTGCGTAGGCCCCCGCAGGCTCTGGTTCCGTGCCGTAGAGCATGCGCCAGATTCCGCGCACGAGGCCAAGGCAATCGCAGCCGACGCCGAGGGTCGAACCCTGATGGCGGTAGGGCGTGCCGATCCAGCGCCGCGCCTCTTCAAGCGCCCGCCCGCGCATCTCATCGCTGCTCATGGCACCACCGGCCCGCCGTCGAACACGACGCCTGTCGTCACATAGCTGTATGCGGCGTCGTTGCCCGGCATGTGCGGAAAGCCGCGAAAGCGGAGCTGGTTGAAGAATTTCGACTTGCAGGTCGAAAACCGCTTGTCGCAGCCCGCCGTCACCTGAAACGTGTCGCCGCTCTCTGCCTCGAATGACCCTTCCGTCCAGAGCACCAGAGAGATTCCCAGCGCGGTCGTCTGATGGTTGGTGACGCGCATGCGCCTTCCGGCATTGACGCCCGATGTCCAGGTCAGCGTTCCAAGGCTGAACCAGCCTGCGGCATAGCCATCCAGGCCGCTCACGATCATGCCGCCATTGATTGATGGCGCGGTCACCGAACCGCTGCCGCTATAGGCAGAACTCGTCGCGTCCACCCCGCAGCGCTGGTCGCCGAATTCGGCGTCGCAGGCGCGTCGCAATATCCGGCCGCGCCTCAGATCGAGGCTGCTTGCCCGGCTCTGCAACTCCGCCACGAAGCGCCCGTCGATGCGCTTGATGGAACCCACGACAGCGCTGCGCAACAGCGCATGCTCGCTCGTATCGCGCCAGTTGACCAGCAGCGTGTCCAGCGTTGCCCCGTCATATCGGCCTGCAAATATGTCCCCTTCCGTGATGGTGCTCGAAGACAGCGCCCCCTCGATCTCGGCCATGTCGACCGACATGCCCAACGTATCGCGCGCCTCGGTCGCGGTGAATCCCGACAGCGGTTCGTAAGTCTCCCCCGCCACGACAAGCACCGCGTCGTGATCGGTGTGGCGGCTCGTGATGCCATCCGTCCGCGTCAGTCGCCAGCAATGGCAAAGCGTCGTGACGGTGCGCGAAAGATGCCCGCTCAACGGCCCGTTCATCGCAGCACCTCCACAAGCGGAATGGACGGGATCTGACCCGCCCGGAATGCCGCCAGGCTGAGCGACAGCTGATCGGTGTCGAAGCGCACCTGCACGTCGAACTCGAACCCCGCCGTGACTGCCTGCCCGCTTCCCGGCCCATAACCGGGCACGAACGCGATCTCGGAAGTCGAGGCGTCAAAGGCGACATTGCCGAGTGCCACATCCACCCCGTCGATCGCCACTTTTAGCGTCGAGGCGACCGGACAGACGATGACACGCCGATAGGCATCCGCGCCCTCGCCATAGACCTTGACCAGAGGAAAGCGCAGCCTGCTGCCATCGCCGAGGCCAAGATTCTGGTCGAGCGCCGACACGGCCGCCTCGCCCGCCGACGACTTGCGGTCGAACGGATCGCGGAACCGGAATGACTGCAGCGAACCGCGCCTGGCCTCGAAGAAATCGACGATCTCCTGCAAATCCGCCAGGGATCGCACGCCCGTCCCCGCATCATAGCGCCGGCGCGAGCGCGACACGCGCGCATTGCGATGCTCCACGCCGGAGGTGAGAAGCACGATCTCGTTGATCCGCTCCGGCCCACCCGTTGCGCCGAAGGAAACGGAGGTGGGAAACCGCACATCATGAAAATCCGAAAAATCAGCCATCTACAACGTCCTGCCACCGCGCGTGACGGCCCGCGCCAGAATCCCCGCGATCTGCGCCTCCGACTTGCGGAACGAAGCCGCATCCGGCGTCGTCACATTGAACACCACCTGCGGCCCGCCACCGCGTCCACCGGGCGCGGCCACGCCCAGCCTGCCGTCGGAGCCGCGCGACAGCGGCAGGATCGCCTCCGCGCCCGCCTCGCCCATCAACCCCATCCCGCCGCCCATCGGAAAATAGGTCGGCGAGGAAACTACCCCCCCGCTCGCAAAGGGCACCACACCCCCCTTCGCGAATGGCGTCACGCCCTTGAGCAGCCCGGACAGGAAATCGCCCGTCATATTCGCGAGCGGCTTCATGCCCTGGTCGAGCGCCATGCCGGCCAGGCTGAGCCCGATCTTCTGCAGCGACTCCTCGAAGGATTTGCCGCCGGTCACGGCCGAGGCGAGCGCATTCGTCATCTGCTTGCCGAAGCTGTCCGCGAGCTTGGACAAATTCGTCAGGGCCGCCTCGAATGGCGCGGTATCGGCGCCGATGGAAATCACCACTTCCTCGTCCATCAACTTCTCCCGTCGGGAAACATCGTCATCAGCGCGGCAAGTTCCGCCCGCGCCGGTGCATCGAGCAGCGCCCAGCCATGGGCGCTGGCGGCGGCCGCAAGTTCGCGCGGCGTCATTGACCAGAAATCAGTCGAAGAATGCCGCAGCAGGCCGAGGCCGAGCGCCATGGCGTCGTCCCAGGGAAAGCCAGCGCGCCGGCCGGCTGCGGCTAGAGAGGGTTTTGCGCCCCCTGGCCTCCGAACGTGGCCTGCAACAATTCGCCGACAATGGAAGCAAAGCCCGCCGCCGCGCCGTCCGTGCGCATCATGCGCACCTCGTCGTCCGAAACCTCCTGGCCGGCCCCGCGCAGGCCCGCACCCACGATGCGCACCATGTCGCTTGCCGAAAGCCTGCCCGACCCGAAACGCTCCACCAGTGCGGCCAGGTCATCGGCCGCAAAGGCTCCTTCCAGCTCGGCCAACGCTCCAAGCGTCAGACACAGGACACGTTCTTCACCATCCAGTTCCGCGACGATCTCGCCGCGCCGTCTGTTCGGTTGCCTCATGCCGCGACGAACCCGATGGGGCCGGCCGATTCCAGCGCGATCTCGAACGTCGTCTCGCCGTCATGACTGCCGCCATATTCCAGCGCCGTGATCTGGAACGACCCCTGGATGATGCCGAAATCCGGCACCGCGAAATGCCAGCTCACGATGGAGCCTGCAAAGAACAGGCTGCGGATAGACGCATCCGAAGCCTGATCCTTGAATATCCCCGACCCGCTGATCGAAGCCCGCTGCACACCGCTGCCCGCCAGCAATTCGCGCCATCGCCCGCTGGAATCGGCATCGGTCACATCAACGCTCTCGCTGTTGAAGGCGAGCTTCTTGGACCTCAGCCCCGCAACGGTCACATAGTCGCCGAGCCCATCGGCATCGACTTTCAACAGCAGGTCCTTGCCCTTCTGTGCAGCCATGAATTTCTCCGGAAATGTCGTTGTGAAAAATTAATCGCATAGGGCGGGCCAACGCCCCCTCTGGCCTGCCAGAGGGAGGTAACGAAACGCCAGGCCTTTCAGTCAACCAGCCACCGCCTCGATCGTCGCCCGAAAGCGCAGCATGCCATGATAGACGGCCAGGTCGTCATTGAACCGCGCCTCAACGAACTCCAGCCGCAGATTGACCAGATCGAACCCGTCGATCACCAGTTGCCCGTCATGCAGCCGCTCGCGGATGCGCTCCATCAGCGCATGCACCTCGTCCTTGCCCTTGGCCTTCGACCACACGTGCAGAGTGAACAGATGCTCCGTGCCGCTCTCCGTCGATGTGCTCCAGTCGAACACGCTGGTCCGCCCGAAGGTCACATAGGGAAAGGCCACATTGGTTGGCACATGGTCATAGATGCGCGGCCCGCCAAGCGCGGCAAGCAGCCCCGCCTCGCCCGTCAACGCCCCAAATATCGACTTCTGCAATTCAGCGGCGGCGGCGGTCATCGGAGCGGTCTTCCTCTCTGAAAGGTCGCGGCGACGGATAGCGCGGCGGGCTCGCCGGCCTCGTCATCATGTCATGTTCCCTCGCATCGGCCAATCCATGGCCGCGCGAGCGCAGCGCCCGGATCATGCCGTCAAGCGTCAGCTTCACGCTCATCTTCATCGCCCCTCCTCCTCGACCGCCAGCACCAGCCAGCGCCCCGTCTCGTCGGGATCGTGAACGGTGCGGATGTCGAAGATCCTGTCACCGCCCATCCTCAGCCGCATCCCGCTCGCTACGTCGGCGCGCATGCGCAGCGTCACGCGGTGGCTGACCTTTTCCAGCCTCTGGTCCGCGCCAAACCGGCTCGTCGCCGATAGCGGTTCGACGCATGCGAAAACCGTGGCGACCGCCGCCCAGTTCTCCACGAAACCGCCCGCCCCGTCCGATGTCAGCGACGCCGCCAATATCTCCACCCGATGGCGCAGGCTGCCCGGGTCATGGCGCAGCCGCTTCATGCCAGCCTCGGACGACGGCAGGAGGCGATCAGTCGATCATAGCCTGGCGGGAACGACACTGGCTGGTCGGCAGCCCCGAAAGCCGCGCGGAACTCGTACCAATGCGCCACGAGCTTGAGTATGGCGCGCTTCGGCAGGTCGGGAACGTCGGTTCCCGCCTCGCCAAATCCAGCCCGGAAATCGATCTCGATGCCGTTGAGCGCCAGGCCCGGCCCTGGTCTTTCGCGCAGATGCACCCGTCCGCCGGTGAGATCGGCCTGCCAGCTGCCGGGATCGAGCACCATCGCCTCGCCGTCAAAGCCGTACACCGTCACCGACGTCACTTCCTTCACCGGCCCACGTTTCAACAAAACGACCCCGCCGCGCGGCCAGCGATCCAGCGCCAGGCGCCAATGCTGGTCGATCAGCGCCATGGCGGTAGAGGCCTCGAATTCCTCGCGCGCGGCGCGGATCAGCGCCGATATGAGCGCGTCGTCCGCATCGTGCTCGATGCGCAGCTCCTGCTTCGCCTCAAGCAGCGTCACCGGTTCGAGCGCCGGCTCGACCGTCCTGAAAAGCGTCATGTCTGGAATCTCTTGCGGGAAAAATTGAAGATGATGATTCAAGCGGCGGCCCCGGCTGGAGGGAGGCCGGGACCGCCAGGCACGTCAGGGCAAAGCGGCGCGCAAGGGGACGCGCCGCCTGCCTTTATGCCGTGCCGAACTTGATCAGCTTGATGGCGTCGAAATCCTGCACGCCGCCGCCGACCCGCTTGGTGATGTAGAACAGCACATAGGGCTTGGCGGAATAAGGATCGCGCAGCACCCGCACCCCGGTCCGGTCAACCACCAGATAGCCGCGCGCGAAATCGCCGAACGCGATCGGCGTGGCATCGGCTCCGATGTCGGGCATGTCTTCCGCCTCGACCACGGGGAAGCCCGCCAGCATGGCCTGCCCGCCCGCCACTGCCGGCGGCTGCCACAGATAGTTGCCCTGCTCGTCCTTCATCTTGCGGATGGCGGCCTGCGTCTTTCGGTTCATCACCCAGTTGGCATTCTGGCGATAGCCGGCCTTCAGTGCATAGATCGTGTCGATCAGTATGTCGGAGGGGTCGCTCGCCGCCCAGTTGTCCGACACGCCGGTCAGCGTGTAGCCGATCTTGTCCCAGGCCCACGAACCCTCCGCCACCAGATCGTAGTCGAGGAAGCCGCGCGGCTTGTTCGTGCCGTCACCGGTCACGAAGGCCTTGCCTTCCTGCTCGGCAAAGACCGCTTCGACCTCGCCGGCGATCCACTGATCGAGATCGACCACGCTGTCGTCCAGCAGCGAGGCCGTCGCGGCCGGCATGGCGTAGATTTCCGCCGTCGGAAACGACAGTTCGTCCAGCGTCGCCGTATTGGTCTGCGGCCGCGAGGCCGTCTCGCCCACCCAGCCCGTCGCCGGCCCGCTTACCGCGAAGGGCTTCTTGAGCACCGAAGAAGAAACCTGCCGCACCGAAGCGATGGAGCGGATCGGCGAAAGCGCGGCAAGCCGCTTGCCGATTTCGGTCTCCACCTCGTCAGGCACCAGATAGCCGCCATCGGGACCCGAGCCGTAGGACATCGCCTTGGCTTCGACTTCCCTCAGCCCGTGTTCCTCGCCCTTGCGGACATAGTTCTCGAAGGCGCGCTTGTGCTCGGTCAGATTGCCCGCCTGTACCGCGCCGCGCTCCAGCCCCGGACGGCCGCGATTGAGGGCGATCGTATCCAGCGCCCGCTTCTGCTCGTCCAGCGCGCGCGAAATCCTCTCGACCTTCTCGCTGGTGATCGGATCGGCCGCCGACTTCGCCTCAATCTCGGAAAGCCGCCGGTCATTGGCGTGCTTGAACTCCTCGAAGGAGGACATGAACTCGTCGAAAGCGTCGGAAAGCTCGCCCGCACTCTTCACTTCCAGATTCAACGGAATGGCTTCATTCATCTGTTTTTCCTATATTTTCATCGTTTGAGCGGCATGGCGGAATCGCTCCGCCAGGCCTTCGGGGCTTCGTCCCGCGGCGTCCCGCTCGCGCAACAGTTTCGCGAAGCCATCGGCGATCACCGTCTTGGCCTCGCTGCGCGTCAGCCGTGCATCCCGCACCAGCAGACGCTCGAATTCTCGTGTCGTCGGCAGTCGCGACTTCACCTGCGCGATGCGCGCCGAAGGCAGCATCGGGAAGGTCACGACCGAAATCTCCCACAGATCGGCCTCCACGATGCGCCTTATCCCGGTCCTGGCGTCAGCCCGCGCCTTCACCGTGCGAAAGCCGATGGAAAGGCCGTCGAGAGCGCCGGCCCGCATCAGTTCCAGCACCTCGCGTGCCCGGCCGACACCTTTGGCGATGCGCCCGCGCACCTTCAGCCCGCGCCGGTCCTCCTCGATCGACAGCCAGGCACCGATCGGCTCGGCCGGATCGTGCTGGAACAGCATGCGGATGCCCGCCGCGCCCCGCGCCGCCAACGATTTCGAAAAGGCTCCAGCCTCAACGATGTCGCGCCCCAGATCGACCTCGCCGAACAGGCTGGCATAGCCGGCAAAGACGCCGTCCTCTTCCACCTCCGCAAGTTGCAACCCGGCGAATTTCCGTTCATGGCCGTCAGCCAAAGCCTTCATCGATGCGTGTCTCCGTCGCCTTCCAGTCTTTCGCTTCCCCGCCCGAAGGCGGTCATCAGGAAGCCCAGCGCCCACCAGGCGCACAGGCTCGCCGCCGCCGATCCCATCAGCATGATCTCTGTCGCCGAGAGCTTTCCCGAAATGCCGAGCTCGGTCGCGATCTTGAGGCCGGCGGCGCCGCCGAAAACCAGCCCGCACGCAACGCCCACCGCAAAGCGCACCGCCGCGTCGCGCCGGCCGGCCGGCAATATGTAGGCGATGGAGATCGCCGAACCGGCGATCGCACCGGCCCCTTTGGCAAGCCAGATCCAGCCCGCCTCCACAAAGTCGCTCATGTCGAAAATCCTCAGCCCGCAAGATGCGGCCATTCGAGCGCCGTGCGTCCTGTTCGGATGCGCAAGGAACGCTCTGTCTCCTTCAATCGAGGCATCGTGCTTGCCGGAAATCCGTTCAGATTTTCGGGTCGATGCTGTAGCCGACGGCCTCGCGCTTTTCGTCGTCGCTCAGGAAGTCCGCCGCGCCGACCCTTGCCCACAGCGCCTCGCGCTCTGCCGCAAGGCCTTCGATCCGGTCGGGATCGGGCGCCAGGCGCATGCCTTCGCCATGGCGCGGGCAAAGCCAGGCCGAAAACTCGGCCGCCAGCCGCGCCGCCATCGGCAGCACCGTCAGCCGATAAAAGGCCCGGTTTGCTTCCTGATAGTTGGAATAGGTGTTGTCGCCGGGTATCCCCAGCATCATGGGCGGCACACCGAGCGCCAGCGCAATGTCGCGCCCCGCGCCGTTGCGTGCCTCGATGAAATCCATGTCCTTGGGCGTCAGCGCCATGGTCTTCCAGTCGAGCCCGCCTTCCAGCAGCAGCGGCCGCCCGGCCCGGCCCGCACCCGTATAGCCTTCCTCCAGTTCCGCCTTCAGCCGCTCGAACTGGTCGTCCGTCAGATTGCCGCCATCCTTCGGCGCGTAGACAAGCGCGCCCGAAGGCCGTGCCGAATTGTCCAGCAGCGCCTTGTTCCAGCGCCCTGCCGCGTTGTGGATGTCGAGCGCCATCAACGCCGCTTCGAGCGGCGCGAACCCGTAATGATCGTCAACGGGATGAAACAGCGCCAGATGCATCGCCGCCGTACCCAGCGGCACGGCCCGTTTGGCGCTGCCGCTGCGATATTCGAGCGCTGTCGGCCAGCCATCGGCATCGGTCGAAATACTCACCCGGTCAGGCCGCAGGAGATGCAGTTCGCCCGCCCCCGACGGCGCTTCCACCAGTTCGCAATAGGCATTGCCCGACAAGAGCAGGTGTCCGCACAGCATCTCCATGAACCCCGCGCCCGACTGGCGCCGATTGGGTCTGCCCAGCAGGTCGAGCAGCGGATGGCTGTCGAATTCCGTCGCGCCCTCGTAGAGCAGCCACGGCACGCTCGACACGGCCTCCGCGATCAGCCGCACCGAGCGATAGGCGACGGGATTGCGCATGAAGCCTTCGCGGGCCAGCGTCGCATAATCGCGCCGCGTCCACCGCGCCTCGCCGTTTACATGCAGCGCGACAAACCCCGCCCCGCCACTCTTCGCTTCAGGCACGCCAAAGGGTGCCGGCCTTTTCCAGGGCCAGTTCCAAGCCATCAAATTTTCCCGTTTCTCAATTTGGTTGCGGAGGCGCAGCACCTCCTCTGGCCTGCCGGCCATCTCCCCTACGAGTGGGAGATCAGCTGAGGGAATGCCGCATCCAATCTCCACCCTTGAGGGGAGATGGCCGGCAGGCCAGAGGGGGGGTGTGACAGGCACGACCTGTCAAAAGGCTCACCCCATCCGCCGCACCCGCGGCGCCCCGTCCCGTCCCAGCATCAATTCCGTCAGCGCCCACACCAGCGCATCCACCCGATCGGGCGAATGCCCTCCCGAAAGCCCGTCCGCGCCAAAGTCGCACATCTCGTCCTCAAGCGCCCGAAAACGTGCCGCGTGCCGCACCCTGCCCTGCTCGTAGAGCGCGGCCACCGGCTCGGCCCGCAGCCACTTGCCGCGCGTCGCCCGCACCGGTTTGACCCGCACGCCGGCATCCACCATGCGGATGACCGTCGACACCATGTCGCCGCCCTGGTTGACCTCCGCCACCACGCAGTCGGCCTCATATTTGTGAAACAGCGAAACCGCCCGCTCCGCCCAGCGCTGCGGGCTCGCCGCGCCGAAACTGGCATCCTCCAGCACGACGCCGCAGCCCTGCTCGTCCAACCCGGCCACCACGATGCCGCAGGCGTCGGACGTCTTGCGCGCACTGGCCGGCGGATCGACCGCCACCACGATGCGTTTCAGCCCGACCGCCCCGCCGGCCACGGCCCCTTCCAGCCGCTCGCGCGACCACAGCGCATCGGGCCGATCCTCGATCAGTTCGCCGTCGAGTTCCTGCCGTCCAAGCCGCGTGCCGGCATAGCGCAGCCGCACCGCCTCGAGGAATCCCGGCGCAAGATTGTCCGCATTCTCGCCCGTCGCCATGCGCGTGATGGTGACGTTCCTGTCGCCCATCAGCCGCCGCAGAAGCGGTATTGGCCGCGGCGTCGTGGTCACCATCTGCTGCGGCCGCTCGCCGAGCCGCATGCCGAATTGCAGCATGTCCCAGCAGGCGTCGGCATAGGTCCATTTCGCCAGCTCGTCGCACCAGGCCGCCGCAAATTGCGGCCCGCGCAGGCTTTCGGGGTCTTCCGACGAAAACACCTGCGCCACCGCGCCATTCGTCCAGACCAGCCTGCGCCGGCTCGGTTCATAGCTCGGCCGGTTGCGCCGCCCCAGGCTCATGATGCCGGATGGCCCGTCGATCATCACCTCGCGCACATCGCCCAGCGTCTCACCCACCAGTGCGAAACGCTCATATCTTCCGACCGCAAACGGTCTCAAGCCATGCACCAGCGCATCGACCCATTGCGCGCCGAGCCGCGTCTTGCCCGAGCCGCGTCCCCCAATCACCAGCCAGGTGTCGTTCAGCCCAAGCACCGGATATTGCGCCAGCCGGGCGAACTGCCACCATTCGCCAACCAGCCGCACAATCTCATCGGGGCCGAAATTGCTCTTCGCCCAACCGGCCTGCAAGCTCTCGGGCAAGTTCGACAATGCGCCGGTCGATCTTCTCGATTGCGGCGGCCAGAAATGCGTCGTCAGTTTCATCTTGTTCGCTCGCGCCTTCTTCGGTGCGCGTTAAGTCATTGATCTTGTCGATCAGCCGCGTCATCGCGTTGATCGCGTCATATTCGGCCTTGCCGAAATCCTCGTCCGAGCCCGAAAGCCGCTCCATCTCCAGATAGAGCCGATCGCGAAAACGCCGCAGCGCCCTCAGCCCCGCCGCGTCGCGGTCGGCAGGCTCCTTCCAGCCCTCCTTGTCCATCTTGCGCCGCATCGTGCTCTCGGCCCTGCCCGAGCACTGCGCCAGCAGCCCCACCGTCACCCGCCCGCCCTCATAAAGACGACGCAACGCCGCCCAGGCGCGATCCGCATCCTGCGTCAACGAAATCCTCTCATGTCCAGAAAACGCCGCCATCACAACACCAGGAAACAGCACCCTGTCCCCGCCCCGGCCGCGCCGGATACAATTGTGTGACGATAACTGAAACCTATCAAAGCACCGTCACGCTGTCAAGGACTATTTTCCTAATCATATACGTGACAAAAGTGATTGACTCGGATAATCGGACAGAGCGTGACAGGCCAGTGGTAGAAGACGTCAGGAAGCTCTTTCTTGAGGCTTACGCTTCTTGGTGGGATTCTTTGGTCGAGGAGGACTCATCGGGTCGGCCGCTGGCAGACTTGTCTGGGGATCGTCTATTTCGGGAATTTTCCCAGCGTTTATTGCGCTGATGGCTTGCCCCACGTCATCTGAGAACGCCATAAGCCACGCAGCCAAGCCCAGAATTTCTTTGGCCGTAAAATCGGTCCCTATTGAATCGAGATCATCAAATTCAGTGAGATGGTCCCAAATGCCGATTGTGAGGATTTGGTAGTGGCCAGGCGAGTTCGATTTCTCACGTACCGCGCTATGCGCAATGCGGTTTCGCAGTCCCGCAATGCGTCTATGAAAATAATCCAACCTTGCCGCTAGGTTGTGCCCTATCCCATGGTCTAGGGCAGCTAGTTGCTTGATGCGCTCGATTTTGGTTTTGGCATCCATCCCGCGACAAAGGATTGAAAACCGACTAAGGTCGCTAGCCTTCGAGAGCGCGAACAAAATGTTGGTCACCCCCATCTCGGCAATGCCGTACCAGCTTAGGAAGTGGCCAATCACAACGGTTGTATGAACATCATCGCTACTGATGTTCTTGTTTATCAACGCAGCGAGTTCTTCTTTCGTCATCACGGATTCCAAAGAGCCAGAAGACCTAGACGCGACCAAGCGCCTAATGGAGCGCCTGTTGAAGACCCCTCCCGATCCGAAAAAGGAGAAGCGCCCGGATCGCTCCGGGACGCCCCATTCAAAAGAAGATTCGGAGAATAGCCGCGATGCCGAATAGGCAGAGCGCGACGTTCACCCTTACTTCGATCGTGACCTTGGGTTTCATCTGTGAATCCCTCGGCCCGTGCGCACGGAACCAAAAGGTTTCGTGAGTCATGCCAGCGTTACGAATTGACCGCCGTTCGCTGGTTTATCGGTGTACCTTTGGCGTCACGTTAACGCTTTTAGGTACGCCCCATGTGCCTCGCGGGTGCCGGTTCGCTTGGCCGGTGACGGCTGCGTTCCGATCGCGCATGGGCTGCGGTTATCCGGCGTTGGATTACCTGGCTGGCGACCAGGACCTTCGTGGGAATCGCAGTGGCGAGAGAATAAGGCGAGTCACTCTTGGGAGTCGACACGCCTCGTCTTCGCTTCAACAGGAGTCTTCGCGCCTTCTCCCTAGGCGTGACTGGCTTCACCGATCCGCCGATAGATGAAGCTCTTGTCGCAGTGCGCAACAGCGTTTCTTCTTGACCTGCCCGCGTCCGCGTCCAACTCTGTCAGGGCAATTTCATGAGGGAGTACTGCCCATGGGCATTTTCAGCAGAATCAAGGAAAAGATCTGGGGCAGCAGCCCGGAGCCGGTGAAGACGGTCGAGCCGGCAAATCCGGTTACGGCCTCCACAACGGCCGCTCCCGTGGCACCCACAACTCCACCCGCCGCAGCGCCTGCCGCGCCCGCACCCACCGCGCAACCGGCCGCACCGGCGCAGCCGGTGGACGTCGCGGCGATCCTGGACAAGGCGGTTGCCGCCAAGGGCCAGAAACTCAACTGGAAGACCTCCATCGTCGATCTGATGAAAGCGCTCGACATCGATTCCAGCCTCGCCGCCCGCAAGGAACTGGCGCAGGAACTCGGCTACAAGGGTGCGCTCGACGGCTCGGCCGAAATGAACATGTGGCTCCACAAGCAGGTCATCAGGAAGCTCGCCGACAATGGCGGCAAGGTCCCGGCCGACCTGCTCGACTGAAATCGCCGTCCGGGAGCCGCCGGTTTGCCCCGGCGGACCTCGCCCCAGGGGCTGACCTTGCATCCGCTCTTCACCCTGTTGCGTAAATGTCATTGTGGCGGGCATTGAAATCGCACAGAACAAGGCGTTGAATTGACGCCCCTGAATTGCCGGGCACCACCTTGTCCGGTGGTTCCAGGCGTCACCGGATGCAGGCAGCATGGAAGATCCGTTCAAGCCGCGAAAGACACGGGGCCCGCGCGCCTCGCGGCTGCTGGACATCGACGCCTGGATCGATTCCACCCTTTACGATGCCGGCTTCCGGCTCGGCGAGTGGTGGGAGCGCATCACCATCTTCTTCCGCCGCTTCCGCTTCTATGGCTGGCGCAAGGGCGTGTTCGAGGTGCTGTCGGAAGCCTTCACCATGGGCACGGCGGGCGCCGTGGTTCTGCTGGCACTCGCCATGCCAGCCTTCGAGGAAACCTCCAAGGATTGGCGCTCGCAAGGCGACTACGCCGTCACCTTCCTCGACCGCTACGGCAACGAGATCGGCCAGCGCGGCATCATCCAG